TATCTGGTAATGGTAAAACACTGATGGTTGAACAGATTCATGCAGAGATGAAAAAAGAACTTATTCGTGTAAACATCACTATCGAAACTGATGAGGATGATTTGCTCGGTGGTTTTCGTTTAGTAAATGGCGAAACCAAGTTTGTCCCAGGCCCTGTTATCGAAGCCATGGAACGTGGTTGTACTTTACTTCTAGATGAGTGTGACTTAGGTTCAAATAAGTTGATGGCACTACAGCCCGTTCTTGAAGGTAAAGGTGTTTACCTCAAAAAAGTAAACAAGTGGGTTACTCCTAAAGATGGTTTCAATGTAATGGCAACTGCCAATACAAAAGGTAAAGGTTCAGAAGATGGGCGTTTTATTGGAACTAATGTTTTAAACGAAGCTTTCCTAGAACGGTTTGCTATTACTATCGAACAACCATATGCAGCTGCGTCTGTAGAGAAAAAGATTGTTCTTGGTTCTATGCAAAAGTATGGTGCTGTCGATAAAGAATTTGCTGATAATCTTATCACTTGGGCCGAAGTTATTCGGAAAACTTTCTTTGATGGTGGTGTAGATGAGCTCATCTCAACTCGCCGACTTGATCACATTGTCAAAGCTTTTGCTATCTTTAAAGATAAGATGAAAGCTATCGAACTTTGTGTTGCTCGGTTTGATGATGATACAAAAGAATCCTTTATGGATTTATATACTAAGGTTGATGCTGGAGTTGAACTTTCTGGGGAAAACGATCCATCAGAAATACAATTCTTGGATGATGAAACTTCAGACGAGCCATCGTTCTAAAAAAAATAAAAAAAGTTATGTAGGGGTTGTAATCTTGTGTTGCAATCCTTATATATAATAGAGTGATGCCATAAAGGGTCACAATATTAATCTTGCTTAGTAAAGGAGATAAAAATGGTTACAGGCAAAAATCTATCGTTGTTATTCGACAACTTTAATCAATTAACACCATATGCAGTAGGATTTGAGCGTCAGTTTAATCGTCTAAATGATTACGTTACGCATCAACAGACTTCTACAGGTTTCCCACCTTATGATATTCGTAAGGAAGGAGATTTAAATCATGTTATCGAAATGGCACTTGCTGGTTTCAGTAAAGATGACATTGAAATAGAAGTCGCTCAAGGTGTACTCACAGTTAAATCAATGAAAGAAAATGCAGACGATGTGGAAACTATCCATCGTGGTATTTCCTATCGAAAATTTAATCGTAAGTTTACTCTTGCAGATGACATTGTTGTTAATGATGCAAAATTAGAAAATGGACTTCTTACAATTTTTCTGGAACAAATCATTCCAGAAGAAAAGAAACCAAAATTAATTCAAATCAAATAATATAAAAAAGCAAAAGAGGGGTTGACAAGACTCCTCTTTTGTGTTAATATTAGTGATATAAAGGTAAATTATGTCCAATAAAAACAAAGCTTATTATGAACAGCCATGGTGGAAGGGTAAAACCCACATCATAGATTTACCTACACCAATGGAAATTGGTATTGAAGAAGTACATAATGGTAAAGTAGTAAAAAGAACTGTAGAGAGCAAACCTTTAACTGTTGATGATTGGGGTAAGATGCACTCAGATGCAATTGCTTTAACGGATGCAAAATTAAAAGCTGATTGGGATGCTGAACGTAAAAATAAAACTACTTTGAAAAGATTATTTAAGGAATTGCAGAAATGAGAAAAAAAGTAGAAGATTATGAATTGTTTCCAGAATCTGAAGGTACAGAGAATCAGATAATTCTCTGGAACAAATGGCGAGATAAGTGGAAGCATAAGAATAAAGAGTTGTTAGATATTGATGCAAGTACTGCTTTGGGTAATCTCCAAAACTATATGGATGATAAACGCAGACGTAAACTTAAACAAGTAGACGATAGAATTGAATATAATGAATTTGAAGCTGCGGGTAAACTTAATGAATTAAATGAAGATAATTTCTTTCATCCAAAAAATCAAGTTGGTGGAGCTTCATATGATTCAGTTGAAGTTGAAGACCCAAATGTTGGTATAAAAATCAATATGCGTCCTCAACTTGCTGTAAATATTATGAAGGTTGAATTTCCAGAAGAAATTATTGCGGAATTAAATGATCATGTTGATAATGTAATTATTCCAAATGATGAAGATCATTCAAAAGGACTGATTGGTCAAATCAATCGTAATGAAAAATCTAAACAATTAACATTTCCACATGAAGGTGATGATGTTGGTGAGATGTTTGGTGGTGTTTTAGAAACACTTGCAAAGCAGTATATCCAAAGTACCTTACATAAAGATTGTAGTACATCAGTAGATAGTATGTGGACGGTTCACAGTTATGAAGGTGATTATAATCCTCTACATGATCATGGGACAAAATCGCCAATGGGATTATCATGCATCTTTTATATGAAAGTTCCAGAACAGATTAGTAAGCTTGGAAATCCAGATGAAGAATTTGAAGGTTTAAATAGTTCTTCTGGTGCCACTGATGGATTTACTTATTTGACTTGGGGTACAAATGGTCAGCGTGATGTAAATATGCTTAGACCTATTACTGAGGAATATATTAAACCAGTTGAAGGTACTTTGATAATGTTCCCATCTTGGTTACGTCATAGTGTAAACCCATTCTTTGGTGAAGGTGAACGTAGAACCTTTTCTGCTAATATTAGTATTTATCCTGTGGAGTCTGAAAATTAAATGAATTACAAATATAATGAAAATACTACTTTAAAAGAATTAAAGGAGTATATTGACTCAACCTATGATGCACACTACAGCAAGGATAAGTTCCAAGCTACAGAGTTCATTATAGATGGTGGTCATGGTGAAGGGTTTTGTATCGGTAACATACTAAAGTATGCACAACGGTATGGAAAAAAGAATGGCAAGGACAGAAAAGACTTGTTAAAGGTTATACATTATGGTATAATAGCATTATACATCAATGAAACGGAGAATCAGGAGTGACACAAATACCATCGCAGCATGCTAGGCTGTTAGTTCTTAGTCAAGAAATAGACTTACTAAAAGAAAAACTACGGCCCACTGCTACTGGGCATATACACACTGCAATAAATGTTTTAGAATATCAAATAAAAGAAATTGAGGAGACTATAAATTATGAAACTGAGTAACCATACCACTTCAGTATTGAAGAACTTTGCTACTATTAATCAAAATCTAGTGATTAAAGAGGGCAACACAATTACTACTATGTCTGCAATGAAGAACATTGTTGCTAAGGCAGATGTAGAAGAAACATTTCCACAAGAAGTGGCAATCTATGACTTGAATGAATTTCTTGCATCTATGTCTTTATTTACAAGTCCTGTATTGGACTTTTCAGAAAATCATGTTATGATTACTGAGGAAAATAATACTTCAAACTCTCTGAAGTATTTCTATTCTGATCCATCAGTTGTAACAAGTCCTAGTAAGATGATTACTATGCCTTCTCAAGAAGTTACTTTTACAATGAGTAACGAAGATTTATCTAAACTGAAACGGGCTGCTGGCGTAATTGGAGCCCCAGACATGGTTCTGGAAAAGAATGGTAGTGGTAGTTCTCTTACTGTAAAAGATAAGAAGAACGATACTGCAAACAACTATTCTCTTGATGTTGCTACTGATGGTGAAGGTGAGTTTAACTTCTTCTTCAAAGTAGAAAACATGAAACTACTTGATGGTACTTATGATGTAGAGATTTCATCTAAGAATATTAGTCACTATACAAATAAAAGTTCTCCAGTAGAATACTGGATAGCACTTGAGCCCGAATCAACTTACAAAGTTTAATTTAGGAAATATATATTATGGAAACTTTTTTGTGGGTGGAGAAATACCGCCCGTCTACTATTCGTGACTGCATCTTACCAGATGATCTAAAGAAAACATTTACTGAATTTGTCAATGACAAACATATACCAAACTTAATTTTGTCTGGTGGCCCAGGCGTAGGTAAAACTACTGTCGCCAAAGCCATGCTTGAGGAAATAGGTGCAACGTATATGATGATAAATGGTTCTGAGGAATCTGGTATTGATGTGTTACGAACTAAAATTAAAAACTTTGCATCCACAGTTTCACTTGAAGGTGGGCGTAAATACATTATCTTAGATGAGGCAGATTATCTAAATGCTCAATCTACTCAACCAGCTTTGCGTGGTTTCATGGAAGAGTTCCATAAGAATTGTGGATTTATTCTAACTTGTAATTACAAAAACAGATTGATACCACCACTACACTCTCGTTGTAGTGTTGTAGATTTTATCATCCCAAAAGATCAGAAACCTAAACTTGCACAAGAGTTTTTTGCAAGAGTTCAAACTGTTCTTACTAAAGAAGATGTTAAGTTTGATCCAAAGGCTGTTGCTGAACTTCTAAATAAGTTCTTTCCAGACTGGCGTAGAGTTTTGAATGAACTTCAAAGGTATGCTGCATCTGGTATTATAGATGCGGGTATCCTAGTAAATATATCTGATTCAAATATAAATGAACTAATGCATTCTCTAAAACAGAAGGAGTTTACAAATGTCCGTAAGTGGATTGTACAAAATCTTGATAACGATCCTGTACGCATTTTTCGACGCTTGTACGATAATCTGTACGATTGTGTTGATGGTTCTACTATTCCTCATGTTGTAGTTATACTGGCAGACTATTCATATAAGTCCGCCTTTGTTGCAGATCAAGAGATTAATCTTTTGGCTTGTATGACTGAGATTATGGGTCAAGCGAAGTTCAAATGACCTATGAACTCAAAGACTACTTAAATGCAATCAACCATGAAAAGAAGAACCTCATGGACACAGACGATGAAATGTGGGAAAAGAAATATCCACCTTTCATCGTAAACAAATGTCTGGCCCCATTTCCAGATACCATCATGCTTGTAAATGAGATGAATGTTAACTCTCATTTAGATCATAAGTTACAATTTGACTTTTTCCTAAATAGTATCAGATCA